TAGAGGTACAAAGGGTGTTTGTACAGGAGCTAAATTTGGTGGACCAACATGTAAACCTGGATCTAAGCGTTATGCTTTGGCAAAAACTTTTAAAAAAATAGCTAAATCTAATAAGAAGAAATAATGGCTAATATAACAAAAGTTCCTAATGGTCCTCTTATTAAAAAGAAAGGTCCTTTTAAAGGAAGTACATTAAAAGCTGGTGGTGTTGTTAAGAAAGCTCAGACTGGTGTCTCTATGGCTAAGAGAGATTCTATTAAAGCAGCTAATAAAGCAAGAATAGATTCTACAATGAATGCTAGAGCAAAAAAGTTTGGATTTAAAACGCAAGATGAATATTTTGAGTGGCAGAAAAAAAGAAGTAAAGGTGCTGATCAACCATGTGGTACTCCTGATTCTGGAAGTAAAAAAGGAGGCAGTTGTGGAGCTGCAACAGCTTTACAAAAAAGAATCAATAAAAATGGTGGTATGATTAAACGTGCTGATGGTTCATATTCTAAACGTGGTCTTTGGGATAATTTGAGAAGCAAAGCAGCTCAGAATAAAAAAACTGGTGCAAAACCTAAAGCTCCTACTAAAGCAATGCTGACTCAGGAGAAAAGAATAAAGGCTAAAGGAAAATGATATTAGATATTAGTAATGACCATAAACAAAAATACTTTTCTCAGAAAGAGAAAGGAGGAGTTGTTTATAAAATTACTAATCAAATTGACGGTAAGTTCTATATAGGAAGTACAAATAATTTGATAAAAAGATATTACACTCACATTAACCACATAAGAACTAATAAATCTACATGTGTAAAACTGATTAGAGCAGTTAATAAACATGGAGAAGATAACTTCAAGTTTGAAATTTTATGTGAATGTTCTACTGAAGAAATACTAAAGACTGAACAAAGTTATATAGATGATTTAAATCCTACTTATAACATTGCTAAAATTGCTGGAAGTAATCTTGGAATTAAAAGAACAGAAGAAGTCAAACTTAAAAAATCTATATCTCAAAAAGAAAATTGGAAAGATGATGATTATAGAAGTAAACATCTAAAAAATTTATCAAAAAATTGGAAAAGTGGAACTTCTCATAAAATGGCTAAGCTTACAGAAGAACAAGTAATTGAAATTAAAAAACAATTAGCAAGTGGTCTTCTTCCTAAACAGGTAGCAGATAAGCTTAAACTTAGTTATTACTCTATAAAAGATATTCATAGAGGAAAAACTTGGAAAAATATAAACATTTAATACTAAGAAATAATGGCTAAAAAAGGTGTCTCTCTCTCAATAGGTAGAGGAGAAAAATCTAAAGCTGGAGGCTTAACTGCTAAAGGTGTAGCTAAATATAATAGAGCTACAGGAGGAAATATGAAAACAGCTGTTACTACAAAACCTTCCAAACTTAAACCTGGAAGTAAAGCAGCTAACAGGAGAAAATCATTCTGTGCAAGAATGTCAGGAGTAAAAGGCCCTGCTAAGAAACCTAATGGAGAACCAACAAGAAAAACTCTTGCTCTTAGAAAATGGAATTGTTAAACTTTAAAAATATAAAATCATGTTACAACCTAAAAAGCCTGTAAAGAAATATGTTCCTACAGCAAAAGAAAAAAAGAATCTTAAAGATGCTAAAGAGCAGAAAAATATGAGACCTCCATTTACTTCTGAGGAAAGAAAGAAAATGCCTAGAGTAGGTAGTATGGGAACTGCTAAAAATGGTAAAAATATTAAAAAAGCTAAGACAGGAACTTCATTAGGAATGAAATCTGTTAAAGCTGGATATGATAAAAATCCTGGTGTAACTCGTGCTGATATTATTACAGCTGCTACAAAGAAAGCTAAAACTGGAACTATTATTCCTAAAAAGAATAGTGTATCTAAAAATGTTGGTAATCTTAATAAAGCTAAATTTGGTGATATGTTAGGTAAAGCAGCAGGTAGTGGTATGTTTGGATTAGCTGGAATGGCTGCTAATAAACTATTTGGTGATAAAAAGAAAACAGGTGGTACTGTGAAAAAATGTATGCAAGGTTGCAAATAATTATGGCTGCAAGTAAATCAATGACTTCTGGTAAAGCTAAGAAGAGTGGAGCACCAAGAATGGCTCCTAAAGTTGGTATTCCTAGAAAGGATAAACCTTTTTCTAAAGTGAAGAGTATGGATGATAAAGCTATAAGAAAATCTCCTATGCAACCTCTAAAACAAAAACGTTTAAGTAAATAAATTCTTCTTTTCTTTTCATATTTTTTTTGTTAAAAAAAGCTCTATAGTGATATAGAGCTTTTTTGTTTTAATAAAATAAATTGAGATAGTCTTTATAGTCTCCCCAATAACTATTATTAGGTTTTACATCTGTGGTAGAATATATACTATAATGAGAAGTAAAATGTCCTCCATGATTAACATGCACTGCAGGGTTAATACAACTCCACTTTTGTCTAACTATATAAGGAATTTGAGGTTCTATCATTCCACTATTTGTAACAAGTGCATTCTCTAATATAGATTCACAATGTTTAATAGCTTCATCAAATCTCATTGTCATTTGATGAAATGGTTCATGCTTAATAGGAACATTTTGCCAACCACTTTTACATATTCCCATATAGTTCATATTAGTTATTACATTGTTTTTAGGGATGTCTGGATAATCAAAATATCCTTCAGGATATAATACATCATGTTCTAGAAAAGATACATAGTCATATTTACCTGTTTGTTTTGCAACATATAACAATTGCATTATTTGTAATAACTGATTTAAGTGAGAAGTAGTTTTAGTCCAAGCTATATATTCAGTGAATGGATTCTGAGATTCATGATTCCACATACAAGTTAATATGTCTGCTTTACCTTCTGCTGCTTTTTGAATACTCTTTAAAGATGCTCTTATAGCAGGAAAAGTTTCTGGTCTTGTATTATTAGAATAAAATATTCCAAGTTTATTATTAGTAGAAGCAGGATGTACAAACAGTTTTCCTTCTGGAGTAATAAACTCTTTTCCATCTATATTAATTACAAGATTTTTAACTTTACCTACAGCAGGATCTCCCACTATATTATTGTCAGAACGTAAAATCAATTGGCCATTTTTGACCAATGATTTTACTTTTTCTGTACAATCTATATTTCCATATGTTGCTTTTAATATATTCATCTTACCAGATATGAGCAACATCAAACGTTGAAATCATTAACACTTCTTTATCTTCTGATAAAGGAATTCTAACAATCTTACTAGCTTGTGTAGGATCAATCATTACTTCATCTCCTTCTTTTATATCTTCTATAAGATTACCAACAGCATAAACTTTTAGTCTACCCCATTTTTTCATTTTTTCAGCTTCAATTGCAGCTTTAGATTCTTCATCTAAATGTAATGAACTTTTTGGTTCTTCAGGAATTTCTAAATAAATTCTGTTTCCTCTTAATTGTTTAAATTCTTTTGCCATTATGATTTATATTCAGTTGATTGATAAAAACGTGCACCATCTTCAGCAGATAATACTATTTCTGATTGAACAGTTTCACGTACATTTTTGTACCCTTTCATTTTGTTAGTCTTTAAATCAATGTCTGGTTGTTGTGTAACTCTCTCATTGAAATCATCAAGAATAACAATTACAGATCCTTCTTCATTAGTAAGAGATCTAATTACTTTTTCAAGATTAAAGGAAGCTTTATATTCCTTTTCAGCTATTGTAGCTGTGTAAATAAATTGGTTTTTCATATTTAATTAATTTAATTATTTTCCATATATATAATCTAGTATTTTACCTACTAATCCACTTCTGTGATTAGCTTGTAATTTAATCCATTGTATACCATCAATGTTTTTAGAAAGCTCTATAGCAAAATCTAGTCCTGTATAAGACTCAGTTGTATCTCTTTGAGAAGAATCACCATTAATAACTATTTTACCTGTTGTACCAAGTCTAGTTAATATAGCTTCCATTTCTCCTTTAGTTAAGTTTTGAGCTTCTTCTACAATAAGAATATCATCTATAGTTTTCCCTCTAATAAATTGTATAGGAAGAGCTTGTATTTTTCCATTCTTTACAAATTCATCCACTTTAAGTTTATCTGTACATTTATATAAATTCTCAAGTAGTGCTTCCATATATGGGTTAAACTTCTCTTTTAAATCTCCAGGAAGAAATCCTAATGATTTACCTACCTCAATAGCACTTCTAGCAACTAACACTTTTTCACATTGTTTAGTGTTTAAAAAATCTAATGCTGTAATAGCTCCAACTAATGATTTACCACTTCCTGCTCTACCTGTAATTATGACAATTTGATTATCAATAATTAATTGTTTAGCTTGTTTTTGTTCTTCATTAAGAGTAACATTATATTTAATATCACTTTTTCTTGCTCTGTTAGGTTCTTTCATATTTTTTTAATAAATAATTACGCCTTTCATTAATGTATTCATACTTATACATATCTAATTCAACACTAGCATGTTCATCAGCTGTCAAAAATACTATATTTTCTTCATCAAAACAAGCTTCTGGATATTTACTTTTAGCTAGTATATGGTGTTGATAGAGAGAAGAGCATTTATTCCCTAAGAATTTTCCACTAACTTCACTATAATGTGGTTTATTTTTCCAGCATAATTCAAAGAACTCTTTCATTTGTGGGATATGTCCATCATTATAGACATTTCTAGGTTTTTTGCTGGAAATAACAGACATTTTCCTATTTAAACCCTTACCAGAAGATAAGGGTTTTTTAGGTTTACATTTAAAACATAATTCTGATAATGCTTTAGCACCACATTTACTACACTTCATTTTTAGGATTTATTAAATTTTCTGCCTGATTTGTAAGTTTAGAAAATCCCAACTTTTTTTTAATAGTATTTTTACAATGACAAAGTTTTACTGTAGCTGATGTATTAGAATTATAGGGAGCAAATTTATACCCTCCACATTTCTTACATATATTTTGTAATACTAAGTTATTATTCATCTTTCAAAAATTGTCCATCTTTCATTACTCCTGTACGTTTAGAAATTACATTATATGCACTTTCTAAACAATCAATAAGACTTACTTCTTGCATTTCTGCTTGAATAATAATTGTAACAAGTATATCACCTAGAGCATCTTCTATCTCTGGTTTATTGTTTGTATCAATTGCAT